AAAAGAATATTCTGATCTTTTAATTGAATGGTGGCCTATCAGAAAGAAAAAAGGTGGATCATGCACTACAAGCGTTGCTGAACGCATTTTTAAGAAGTTAAGGTCATTTCCTACACAAGATAGGAAACAAGCTCTTGAAAACGCTATAGCAGGTGGCTGGAAGGATTTATTTCCATTGAAGCAATCCTACAAACCAGAAGAACCAGAATTTAAGCCTAAATATTTTAAGGCAAGTGATAATAATTTACCGCCAACACTTGCTGAAATGGGCAAAACTGCTAAAGAAATGATGGAAGGTCAATTATGAAAACTATCGAACTACTAAAACCACTCGCTATCTTCAGAGATCAAGAGACTCACAAATATTTTGATGAGACACATCAAAGATGGCTTGCTTTTTCTACAACAGAAGTTTGCAACGAGCTAACAGAAGAAGCCAAAGAAAACATCGAAGCCTATAGATATATATGGGAACCTAGAGGAGTTAAGGTGCATGAATGTCTACAGGAAACAATGCTTGGTAGTGGAGAGATTGAACCAGGAGATTACGAAGCATGGGTTAGTCCATTACTTGAACACGAACTGTTCACACATTTTGAGCCAATGGCTGTTGAACTTATGATGTCCATACCAGATAAATCAGTTGGAGGTCAGCTTGATTTACTTGGATACGATACTAAGGCCAAGAAGATCAGACTAATTGATTTAAAGACTAAAGGTAACTCTAAATATGACATCAGAAAAAGATTTAAGGATGGCATGATTCATCTTGAAGATGTTGATATGTATTGGAAAGAACCTTATCTAACTGATAAACAACTAGGTTGTTACATTGAAATGTTGAAACTAAACTATGGGATAACCCCAGATGTATGTAATACCATTTGGGCTTATGAAGGAAGGTGCATCCTAAACAATGACCAACCTACTGAAAGATGCGAAGCTGCATGGCAAGAAGCATGGACCAAGTTTGAATCAAAACAGGAGTTATTTTAAATGCCAGATTTTCCTACAAATCCATACAAAGGTCAAATTTTTTATGATCCAGATTCAGATACTATTTATGAATATTTTGTACCAAGAGAAGATGATTACCTTTGTAAAAAGTTGAAGATTCAGCCAAAATGGGTTAAGCCAAGTTATGAAAGTGAATTAGTAACTGGTTTGTTTTCTAAGAATGGAAAGGTTAGATACTTTTCATATAACAAATTGATAGATGAATTTGGCTATACAAAAGACCAGATAACAGAATTAATGGATGAATTAAAAAAATGAAAGAATTTGAAAAATATGAGATGTCTGATCTAATTTTATTAAAAGCAAAATTAACTGGTAACAGTATGCTTTTTACAGATTTAGATAGAATCCCAGGATTTAAAGCAGAAAACTATGAAAATGCTTATGGTTTTCCTTTACATCAAGAATATGACAATTTAGTGTTATGGGATTGGGTTACTCAAAAAGGAATTATTACTCTTAAAAATTTACTTAGATCAAACTTACTAAGTTGTTGGGGTTGTTCACCTATGCTTTATGATTTTGAGGGTGTAAGAATGAATATGCCATTAGCAAAAAGTATTAGAAATTATAAAAAACCTAGATGGTTGCCAATGGCTTTTGGTTTAACAGATGAGGGAGAAAAATATTATGAAAAAAATGATTTATTTAACATAAGAAGAGAACTGCATACAAAAGGGTTAGTGCTTTAATATGAGATATATACTTGATGTCTCAGGTAGAGACTTAAAACTAATACGAGCATCTATTGTTAATTTTCAAAGATCATTAGCAATATCAGATGTAGCTGAATTTGATGGCTTGATAGATGAACTTGATGATTGTTTTCTAAACGTAACAAGACAGAAAAAAGAACAACTTAAATCTAAAGTAAGAAAAAGATGGGGTATTTTTAAATGAAATGTTTTTACAAAGAACTTAGTGCAAGAAAAAAGTATTTAATAACTAAAATTCATAATGAGGTAGCTGCTCTTGGAGATAGCTGGTTTAGACATGAAATAACTGATGAACAATATTGTTTGCGAATACAAGAGTTAGATAAACGTATCGCAGATTTACAAGGATGAATAAACAATTAGAGTTAGATTTTTCATGTATAAAAGATTTAAGAGATGACGTAAAAAATCAAATCAAAGAAAATATTGAAAAGGGAAATTACACTTTAGATCAATTAAATAGTATCTATCGACATATTTATGTATGTACAGAAAAATTTAAACCTTTACAAAAAAGATCAGGTCATGTTTATTTTATTTACAAACGTAAAGATTTTGAGTTACGAAAAATATTTAATTTAAAAGAAAATGAACAAAATTCAAAAGTGTATAAAATTGGTAAAAGTTGTACAACAAATATAATAAATCGTGTTTCAGAACAAATTGATATACCTAGATTTGATAGGTATAAAAGAATTTATGAACCAAAAGATAAAAATAAAAAAGTTTTAGCAGTTTCAAATTTATTAGACTATGAAATATATAGTAAGTTAGAAAGAGATTTGCATAAAAAATATTCAAAAAATCGTTTAATGCGAACTGAAGAATTTATAGGATTAACAGAATTTGAAGTTGAAGAAATAAAACAAATATTGGGTGGTGGTATATCTGTAGAAGAATTAAGAAATTTATAGCATGACAAATCCTAATAAAAGAAAAGGAGATAAGGCAGAAAGAGAAGCAGCAGAAGTGTTGACTAAAACAACGGGTTTTGAATGTAAAAGAAATCTTGCAGCAGGTATACCAGATGATGTAGGAGATATATATGGTGTGCCAAATTGTGTGATACAGGTATGTGATTACAAAGATAAAAACCGAGCCTGTCTTGTTAAGCCTAGAGAAGTAGAAACACAAAGGCAAAATGCAGATGTAGATTTTGCTGCAAGCATGGTTAGATTTAGAGGAGGAGAGTGGAGAGTTGTGTTAACACCAGAACAATTCAACACATTGTTACAGGCTGCATTGCATTAGGCACGATATAAATGTAATATATTAGGTACAGTAAACTTTATTTACTAATGACCACACAAGAACTTGATTCTCCTCAAGTAGTAAATGATTCCGTTCCTAATCTGGGTGGAATACTTACACAAGGAGACATATATAAAAAAGGCAAGTTTGATTATAGTCAATGGGCTAAAACAGCCCAAAGACTTAGAGAACACGCACCTAATTGGTTTTTTTCTCTTGAACCAAATTCAGAGGGAGAATATGTTTGGAAAACACCTAATAACACAGGTTATTTAATGGGTTATTTTCAAAATGTAATAACAGGCGTAAGACTTCCTTTATTTCCGTATGCAGTAACAGAAGGTCCAAATAGACCTGTTCCTTTTGCAAAAATATCTGCAAATGATATTCAAAACTCTCATAGAAGATGTTTATGTGCCTGTGCTTGTTATTCTTTTGGTGATGCTTTTGAACTTTGGGCTAGGGTTGAAGTAAAAGGAGAAGAGGATGAAATTCCACCTCCACCTGCAACTGAACCAGGTTCTAGTAGAACACCTACTAAGCCTAATCAAAAACTTGAGCCTGTATCAGAACAAGCTAAGAAGAATCCTCCAATAACTACTGATGCCAGAAATCTTATTATGGATCAGCTTAAGGATTTAAATAAAACTAATCCTGATGAATATAAAAAGATAGCTTTATCTTTTATACAAGAATTTAAAGTTCCTAAACTTTCGGGATTCATTACAGAAGCTAGACATGGTGAGTTTCTAAGTCACGCTATTTCAAAACTTAATGAATAGTTATGAATCAAAACGAACTCGTACAACGAGCTAGAGATGAAGTATTAGCTGAACTCACTAGACGCAAGCAAGAACGTAGAAAAGAATATAACACTAATGTTTTAAGTGTTAGAGCTAATGACGAACTTGCTGCTAAAGTTAGAGACTATTGTAAAAAAAACAAAGTCTCTACAAATCAATTTTTCAAAACTTTATTAATTAATTTCTTTAAAAACAATGGCTGAAAATCAATTTAATCCAGCACTTCCATTACCTATCAAATGGTCTATAGGTGATGATCGTTTTAACGAAGGCCAACAGGTCTTGAGTCTCACAATTCCAGTTGACTCTGTAACTCATTTCATAGATCATTTACAAAACCTAGTAGATCAAAAAGCTAAAGATGGAGAAGTTTACGACTTTAACAAAAAAGAGAAAGTTAAAACTAAATGTGTACAAATCTACTCTAAAGCGATGGATGGGCAGTTCGGAGTATTTGGCAACATTAATCCACAGAAGCTTGAAAGAGAGGTAAATGAAGAGTTACCCTTCTAATCATAAGCAAAACGAATATTTAATATTAGATCCTAACTTAAATATTCATTTTAAAATAATAAATGGTGTACGCTACTGGCTTACACCACCTCCCTCTGGTTATCAAAAATGACTAAAAGCCCAAATCCTTCAATATTAAAATTACGCAAACTAAAAAAAATAAGACGTAAAAATTTAGAAAAGAATTTTATAGAAATTCAAATGAAAGGAATGGATCATTATGTTTTCATAAAAGAAAATGGTAAAGCTCAAGTTGTTTATACTGAAGGCCGTTGGGTTTCAGAACACATAAGAACTGCAATTCTTAAATATAATTATGAAATAGATAAGATAGATAAATTATTAATTAGAGATTTTACAGACGAAGAGCTTAATGAATACGAAAAAACTTCTTAATGGGATTTGTTGGTTTTTTCTTTCTAAGTTCTTGTACAACAACATTAGCTTCTAATTCTATTAATCTATTTAATAGAGAAGCCATAAATATATCTTGGTCAAATTTCTTTCTTACTAGATGAGTGCAATATCTTTTTATATCTGTCAAATTATCAGCTTTCATAATTTCTCTACATTGCATTTCAATTTCTAGTTCCAACTCTGGTGGTGCTGGTTCTATATCAATGTTGAGAAATTTAGTAATTTTCATTTCATTGGAAAAAGTTGTTTTTCTAAAAGTTCA